ACAATAACGGAAAGATTAAATGACTCATGCTAAATGTGCAAATATCACACGATTATTCTGAAAAACTTAAATTGGTTCGCAATTTTATAAATAGTGGAATTGGTTTTGCAAAAAAGGGCTTTGCGACCACGCCACCCGAAGCACTCGCCAGCCGCGAGGCAACGTGCAAAGCGTGTCCCGAATGGGACGCCGCCGCCTTGAACAACACAGGCCGCTGCCGCAAATGTGGCTGCAGCACTTGGGCAAAACTCCGCATGGCCACCGAGCGTTGCCCAATAGGCAAATGGGAAGCTGTTGACAAACCTACCAACTAAATGGCACGCGATCTTTTTATTGACACAACCAACCGCCGCTTGGCGACGAGCTTGACGAGCTTAACGCCGTCCACAACGCCGCGCTTCGTGAAGGGCGACAACGGCTCGATAAACTTGTATTTTTTGGAGGCGACAAATAACGTATCCGCTCCGTTCAACGTCATCGACTACACCGGCACAAGCGTGAAATTCGGCGTAGGAAGCCGCACAGGAACGCCAGCATCCGGCACGTTCACGCTCTCATTCGGCGGCCAGACCAGCGGCGCGATAGCATACAGCGCGACAGCAGGAGCGATCTCGTCCGCGCTCAACTCACTCTCGACAATTACCGCCGCAGGGTCGGTATCCGTTGACGGTTCGATGGCAACCAATTTCGTTGTCTCATTCAACTCGGCAGGCACGCAGGGCGCGATCACGGGCAACTTTACTCGCCTCATTCCAGCCACAACCGCGCTCATTGACGAGCGGCTTGTCGGAGACGCGACCAACGCCGAAATCCAAGAGCTGCAACTCCGACTCGCTCCAGCAGTCTACGAGCCGACATGGACTGACCTCGGCACGGCAATGACCGTCAGCATTGCAACCACGCTCACCGGCTCGACGCTCAACAACGAAATTCAACGTGTCTCATTTTCACGCGCTCCGTATCTCGGCAGCTATCGCTTTACGGTTCCGACCTATAACGTGAATATCGCCAGCACGGTCACCGACGGCGTATTCATCACGTCAAGCAACCACGGTCTTACACTCGCCCAACCAGTGGTTCTAACAGGCTTCACCGCGTTGACTGGTTACACGGCAGGGCTTCAATATTTCGTCCGCTCAATTCCGCAGACCACCGAGTTTTTGCTTGGAGTAACGGCGGGGGCCGTCGCGATCACGACCGGCACAGGCACGGTGACTACTGGCAGCGTAGCCACAACCGTCCTACGCCAGACCGATCCGCTCGACGCCAGCACGACCGCCGCGCAGTTGCAAACGGCCTTGCAAGCACTCGACAGCATCGGCGCAGGCAACGCGACCGTTGTCGGAGTTCAGAATAGTTACTACGACATCAATTTCGGCGGCGACAAGGGATTCACCGACTTGCCAACATTACAAGTGCAAAGCGGCTTGACCGCAGCACCAGGAAAGACCGCAGCCGTGGATTTTAATACGTTCGGCGTTCGCGATCTGTTGCTTAACGCAACCTCGGTCACGACCGAGATCGAGATCGAACTAACTACCGGCGGCGAGCGGAGCACGATAATTCTTCAGCCATGCACACTCACGGAAGAACTCATCAGCCAAGGCGGTCTGAGCTAATGGACAGCCACGCTTTCCATACATTCGTCGGGACGTCCGCACCCGCAACGGCTGTGTTGATCTCGTTCTCGGAGGTCGAGGCATGGCTTCGCGTCCTCTCTCTCGTCCTTGGAATTTGCATCGGTGCGGTATCGTTGTATAAAATGTTGAAATCTAAAAAACCATGAAAATACTATCTACAATCGTTGATTCACTTTCGCAGAACTCGACCTGGAGAGGGCTGATTTTAATCGCAACAGCGGCAGGCGTAAATCTATCACCGGAGCTACAGGCGCAGATCATTGCCGCAGGGCTTGGTCTTGTCGGCCTAATAAACGTAATTCGCAAAGGAAAATGAACGCCAAACAAATTGCGCTTTGGATGATCGTTCTCTCCTTCGCGTTCTTAGGCATGGCATTTTTGACTTCATGCGCTGGATACAATAATCCTGCGGTATGCGTTAAAACGGATTACGGAACATTCTGCTATGAGCTTCCAGAAATACCATCGCTCAAAAAATGACGTTTGACGACCGCTCGGAGATTCAGCTTGCAACACTCCACCCAGCGATGCAAAAGGCCGCACGTGCCTTTCTAGGCGTCGCAAAGGTCATCTGCGCGAAGGTGGGTTGTGACGTCAAGATCATCAGCGGCACGAGATCGTATATGGAGCAAGATGCGCTCTATGCGCGGGGCCGCACAACGCCAGGGAAAAAGGTAACGAACGCCGCCGCCGGTCACAGCAATCATAATTTCGGCATCGCTTTCGACATTGGCATTTTTCGCGGCAAAGAGTATTGCGGAGAGCATCCGCTGTATCACGAACTTGGAACGCTCGGAAAATCGCTCGGCATGGAATGGGGCGGTGACTGGAAATTTGTTGACGAACCGCACTATCAGATGCGTCCGCATTGGGCGAAGGGAATGACCGAGCGCGATATGCTCGCCAATTTACGCAATAGAGTATCTAAAAAAATAGACGTTCTTGCTTGAAAAAAAAGAGACAACCGACGGTCGAATCGGAGCGAACGGAAGCACTCGCAGAAGCGAAGCGGCTTTTGTCTGAGCATTACGACTGCGGCCTCGCCATCGTCAGTTGGGAGCAGGGCGGAGAGACGATGCATGGGGAATTTGTATTCGGCAACAAATACGCTGTCGAAGGACTCGCAGGCGACTCTTTCAGCATTTTATTTCCAGACGCAGAAGAAGAAGAGGAGGAAGACGAAGCATGAAAATGACACTTGAGTTTGACGAGACCGAGCGATACGAGCACGAGGTGGCCTGCAAGGCACTTGATATTTTGATCCTGGTGGATGACATAGACCAAGAACTCCGATCCGCTCTCAAGCACGAATCCGGAGCGTTTGCGAAAATGGACGAAGACACGATGGAAGCCGTCCGCGCGTGGATTTGGGAGCAACGAACCAGCCGAAATATTCCAGAACTGACATGAAGGGATGGAAAAAATGGATGGCTGTTGGGTGCTCTCACGGCGACCAGATCGACCCAGAGGCACGCAAGGCCGTCTTGACGTTCCGAGACCGATGGAAGCCCGACACGACAATTCACCTAGGCGACTTCCTAGACCTAGCCGCCTTCCGCTCTGGCGCTATCTCAGATCCGAACTCAAGCGACCGCGCTGCGAGCATCTCGGACGACCTTTCTGCCGGCATTGATTTTCTGCACGAATTAAGGCCACATCATATTTTATACGGAAACCATGAAGCCAGGCTCTACAAGCTCGCGTCGTCGCCGAACGCTCTAGCCGCTCACGCCGCTACGCTTACGATCCAAGCCATCGAGAAGACCGCGAAGGAACTAAAAGCGCGGCTGTATCCATACCATATTCGGAGCTTTTACGAGCTAGGCGGAACGAAGTTCGTTCACGGGTATATGTACAATGTGCAAGCCATCCGCGACCACGCAGAGACATACGGACAATGCGTTCTGGCCCATCTACACCGCGTAGGCTGGGAACGCGCTCGCACGCTCGACGGCGCTTCCGGCTATTGCGTAGGAATGCTGGCGCGTTTCGACATGGAATACGCTTCGACACGCCGCGCCACCTTCGCTTGGTCGCAGGGCTTCGCCTACGGCTATTACAAGGACAACTCTATAAATATAAATTTATGCGAAAGACGACAAAACAACCCGTGGCTATTGCCGCTGTAAACGAAGCGTGGGAGGCTTTTTACAAAGTCTCAAAACACGAGAGCGAGGCCGATCTTGATAAACAGGGGTGGAAGACTGCCCGCGCTATTGCCAGCGAGACCAAGTCAACCATCGCAGCAACAAATTCACGCTTGGAAATTGCGATTAGCAGGAATCAGATTGAATCAAAAAAGGCTAGAATAATGACGAAGCAAGGACTCCGCGAGGTAAATTTCTTTCGACCGATTGTAAAATAAAAAAGCCCGCAGAGGCGCATGGGCATTGGTTGAGCGCATATGTAAAGACTTTTCTTAAAAATTATTTTCGCACTTCGCGAAAATTTTTCTTTTCATCTTTGAGGAGATGAATGAGAGTTTGCACATCGAACGGGACGAACCCGAACGACAGAAACAAAAACAGAAAACCAAAAATGAAAACAACGAAAACAATCAAAGCCGGACAGACTCTCACAACCCGCAGTATTTGCGATTACAACTGCATTTACACATTAGAAGTGTTAAGCCGCAAGGGAGCATTTGCAGTCATC